GAGGGCTAGGTGCTAGACAAGGAGAAAGAGAAGAAGCCGTATGGATATGGTGTCCTCTAGAAGTACCTGAAGACTGTCCTAAACCAGAAAGGAAAATTAAAAATGCCAAACAATGACAAACAAGACCTGCCTAACTTTGCATCTTGGAGTAACAAGAATCTAGCTGACTTTGCTACAGATGCTTATATCAGAATGCAAGAACAACAAGATGCCTTAGAGCAACTTAGACATGATCTAAAAGATGCTATGAAAGAAACAAGGCGCGTTCATCTTTTCGGCGGTTCTGTAGTCCCTTGAGAGGTTTACCACCAGCCATACAGTACTTTAGTAACTCTTCCGCAGCACCTTCCATATTGTTCTTAAGAACTTTTTGACGGAGGGTACTGCGTTGAAGTGTTCCCAAACCAACATTGAAGCTAAAACTAACGAGAGCATCAAATTGACCTTGGGTAAGAATGACAGGGCAGAACCGTTCCACTCCCAATTCAAAACGGTGTAGATCTGCTGCAAGTATTCCATTGACTTCCTCCATACTAAACAAGCGATCATCTTCAGGTTTTAGTGGGACTCCCATACGTTGATCCAGGGGTAACTTACCTTGTTCTGGATACAACACATGACCAACACCAATAGTCCAAAGCAAAGCAGGACAACGGTAAGCACGTTGACGAACACCCTCATGGTGTCTGATCATTGAAAGAGCTTTAGTTGATACTTTCATTTTTTTACTACGCTTTGTACGCAGCCTACTTTGTATCCTAAGTCACGCCATTCTTTAGCAGCTCTTTGGCAAGCTGACTCCACCTCAAAATAGCCTACGACCATTATTGAGTTCATATTGATACCTGTTACTAGTACCAAAGTCCAGATCATTTACCAAATGCTCGACCACCGAAGTGAAATGCAATAATACTGGCAAACAATGCTTGAGTATTGCTATCCCACAAACGTTCTGCTAGAGCAGGAAAAGCTACACCATTGTTCCAACCATACACAAACATACCAATGTCTACAAAACATAACAATAAAAAGAATCCCAGGGTAATAAAGCTACGTACACCAGCACGTAGATCCTTCATCCACTGGCTTGTACCTTCACTCAAAGACTCGTCATGCTTATAGATGGCGTTCATCTCAGCTACTTGTGCGTTAACCAGGTTCTCACTAGCCTTGGCTTTTGTTTCTAATTCCAATTGCTGTGTGTGTATCTGCTCTACACGTTCTTGTGCTTCAAAACCAGCTTTACGAAGCTCAAGCTCACGTTCTATCTGCATTTGAGCTAGTGCTAATTCGTGTTTTTTATCGTTGCGGTCTTGGAAGAAGTCCAGCAACTTAGGCAAGCCTCCCATTAGGAAGGAGATTAGTGTGGATAAGATAGTTAGCATGGTTTAGTCCTTTTTGTAGGGGGGAGAATCTTCACTATGGGAAAGTTTTACGCCAGCCAGCAGCCCAATAAAGCCACCAACAATAGTCTGAAATGCGGGAGATATGAGTTTAAAAATTTCTGCGTTGTCCACAAGGGGATTAAATAGACCCGCCATCAGCACCCCGACCATCCCAATGACAACCACACACAGGGTAAAGCTGACCATTAGGGTCACAAAGAACGTAAGTTTTGATTTAATGTCATTCATCTACTTCCCCATCAAAAGTGTTAACCACCAAAAACATAAACCTAGCAGCAGTATTATTAGCGCCCCTGCTATCAACCAAGTCAACAAATCTTCAATCTCATCTTTACGCTTCTTAGCTTGATTCTCTGCCAGTATGTCTTCAACCTTGCGCTTCTGAATAATGTTGTTTCTTTCAACCATCAACTGTTGCCAAAGATCAGCATTGCCTGACATCACCATATAGTTGTTTAACTCTCTCTCAGCATCAGCAAGTATCTTAGCTTGCATTACTATTTCAAATGCTTGAGCAGTGTCTGACTTAGCAAAACTACTTTTGGGTTTAGATGCTTCTCTTTGTACTATATCTTTAGCTTCAAAGAACTTCATCATCTCCCCGCCAATGGCGTGGATGTCTTTACCCATTTTGATTGCTACCTGTACTCCTTTGATAGCGGCTTGGGCAGTCGCAAAAGCTGTTACAGGATCAATCATTTTATTCTAGCAACAAATTGTTATTGGATGCAGCTTGCATGATTACCCAATTAGTACCATCAGACACTAATGTAGCCCAATTACCAACAACTCCTAAAAGGATTGCTGTACCAGCAGTCGTACTATCAAGAGGTACAACGTTACTAGTAGCAGAATTAAGTAACTGAGCTTGCATATTTTTAACTGTGATATATCTACCTGTCCAAGAAGAAGCAGTAGGCAGTGTAACAACGCAAGTTGATCCTGACTTGTTGTTGATAAACCAAGTTTCACCTGCACCAACAGTAAAGTTAGCTGTTTTAGTAATTGGAGCACCTGATGCAGTAGCCAACACCGACGCAGGAGTTACGTTTGTCCAATAACCTAATGAAGTGCTGTACTGAATTAAGTCAGTATTAGCTAAAGTGCCAAACTGTACATTGGAGTCTGTACCTCCAAGAGTAGAACCTCGATTGATACTAACTTGGAAAGACCCAGAACCTCCAGCACCTGCTTTAATCACAGTACCAACTTGCAACTTAATGTAAGGTGCAACAGGTTCAGTTTTGGTGGGGTTGCCGGTAACGGGGTTGTACCAGATAACATCATCATCAGCCCAAGTCTCCCCAAAAGCAGTGCCGTTGGTTGTGATGCCTCGCACTACCCCAAATACTGTAGCTCGTCCAAAATCGTTAAGGGCCAAAGATTCTGTAGCTACACCAACAATATCATTAGCATTTGTAATGCCTGCAATGGTGGGTGCAAAGGTGATAACACCACTAGCACCAACAACGCCGGTATGGTAAATAATTTGCAGGGGTGAGTCTGTAATTGCCGCAGAGGCTTTGCCGTAGACAAAAATTTCTTCGCCCACTTGTTGAGTAATGTTGCCGTTACCCATGCCCAAGTTCCACGCGCCTGTAGAGCCGTCATACCACATTTTTCCAGCAGCAAGAGTTACAGCAGAACCATTGCTAAACTGTTGAGACAAGATGCCACTGATGTTATCAGTATCATCAATGATGACACCACTGTTTTGTATTAACTTACCTGTTGTTAAGTTAAATCTAACAATGGCGTTGTCAGTTGATGATGCTGGCCCTGTAACATCTCCACCAGCATTTGTTGTCCAAGTAGGTACACCTGCACCATTGCTAGTTAAAACTTGACCAGAAGAACCAGCAGCAGTAAAAGCATAGGCCGTACCCGTGCCGTAAGGAACAGCACCTGCCGTTGGTGTAGATGTGCTATTTGTACCACCATAACTAATGGCTAAAGGAGTACCTAAAATAACACTAGTAAAATTACCTGCTGATGGGTTGTTTAAACCTATTGGTGTGCTTTCAATAAAGCTGTTTGTGATACGAGCATTGGTAATGTTGTTTCCGTTTAAATCTATATTGCTAATAGACCCACCAGTAATAGAAACACTATTAGCATCTTGCTGAGCCATAGTTCCAAAGACTTTATCACTAAGTCTTTGAAACCAATCTCTCCAGACAAAGCTTTCCCCAATCTTATCTGGTGGAATAGGTGTAGTAAGTTTAGCCATTACTTTTCCCAACCCTTTTCTTTGGCTTTTTGATGGTATTTCTTAGCAGCTTCTTTAAGAACTTTTTCTCGTTCAGCTCTAGCTGCTTTCTTTTGTTCTGGTGTACCACCATAGACAGGGAAACCCATTGTTCCTAGTAACGCACGTTTAGCACCTTCTCCTGGGGGAGCATCTCTAGCAGCAGCTACTTGGAATGGAACAGCCATACTTGCAACAGCTTTAAGTCTACCGGCAGCACTAGGGTCAACTAGTTTTTGAGCTTGTGGAGAAGCGTATTCTGTACCAGCAATACTGACAATAGCTGCTTTAGGTATAAACCCTAGTTTATTAGCCAATGTTTTAGTGGGATCCATGATCCAGTGGGCTGGTTCCATAGCGTGCTTCATAGCTTGCATAGATGTACCATCAGGAAACTCAATACGTGTTGGATCTTTGTTTTCCCAAATATAACGACCAGCAGTAATAAAATTTATGGCATTCAACATAGTTAAATACGTCAAAGCAGTCTTAACCTGATACAACCTAGCATAGTCTGCTTTAGTTGTAGGGGTCATCATGCCCTTAATACCTTCAACAGGTTGCCACTTAGTAGGGTTTAAACCTTTAGGAAGAGCAGAACTAAAAGCACGGAGAGTAGATATAGTCCAGTCAGGAGCAAACAAAGCTATCTGAAGACTTCTACGACCAACAGGACTATAAGCAGCCATTGCTACCCGTTTAGCAAACTCATTCTGAGTCTGAGTAGCAGCATCGTACCAATTTAAACCACCAAAGGAATCATTTAAAAACCTAGCAATTTCTTTACGACTTGCAGACTCATCAAAAGGCCTGCCTTCTTTAGCAGCACCCAAGCGTGCTTTATCTAGGTAAGCTTCAGCTACCATTAGTTTTCCACCAGTATGCAAGTAATCCCAGGTGTACTTATCAAAGTAACCTAGTGTGTACTTTTCAACTGTAGTCAAAGACTTTTCAAGAACACGAGTCTTAGGGCCAAACTTACTTATTAGGCTATCAACAAGCTTTCCTGAAGCACTCAAAATGTTCTTAGAAACATCTTCAGGAACTTCTAATTGGAGTCCATCTTCTCTAATCCACTTGTCAACACTAGTACCTACACCACCTTTTTTAAACTGTTCAACAGCTTTAGAGATAGCAGACAGTTGTATGTCTTTACCAGTAATAGCTTTAACACCTTTCTCTACTAAAGGCAACACAATAGCTTCTTTTAGTGGTGTCCAAATTGGAATGCCAGTACTAGACATAACTTCCATCAAAGACTTAGCATGAAAGAAACTACCAACAACGTTAATACGTTTTACAAACTGGGATATGCTCCCTAACGCATTCATTAGTTCACCCGGAGCAGCATCAAAGACAAACTTTAGATGTGGTATTAAATCTGGATGAACAGCATATCCAGCTAGTTCTGAGTTATCCATTACTTCCCATTGGTAAGGCAATGGATCTTCAGGAGTAATAGGACGAATTAAAGATTCGCCATTTGCATTTCTAATCTGCTTTAGATTGTTGATTAGGTTTTTGTTTTCTATAGCTTTTTCAACAGACAAAGCATAGTCGTGGTAGATGTCAGCTAGATTGTCAGACTTAAGTTTAAAGCGATAGTCAAGACCTTTTACTGTTAACCAACTATTAATGCCTTCTAGGTGATCTACTAAATCTTGTCTAGTCTCAAGCTTACGTTGTTGACCATACTTAGTAGTAGTCTTAGCACCACTGACACCCTTCTCGTAGCCAAAGACATCACGTATAAACTCTTGTATAGCAGTAGGTGGAGCAGCACCTTCTGTGACTACATTACGAGCTACATAATCTTGATGCCAACCTTTGATAACACCATTCTCTAAAGCCTTTTTACCAAGGTCATCCATTAGAGTACGGAACTTATCTGCAACTTCTTTAGCTTTGCCTGTTAAAACATCACCTTTATCTATAGCATAAGTAAGGTCAGTAAGATTAACTTCTTTACCTGCTAAAGCTTTAAGGTCGCTAGTATTGTTGTGGATGATACGTTCATCAGCAGCTTTGGCTCTAAGGTTAGTACCAACAAACTTTTCTGTTTCTGCAATAGATTCATTCCAACTTTGTTTATATTGCTCATAGCCTTCGTAGAATTTAACAGCTTCTACTTCTCCATGTTTTTCATAGATTTCTTGGGCAATGTCTTTAAATTCTTGTTGGTCTTTAATGTCACGAGGATCAGTTTTAGTACGATCTACTGGCACTACCGTTTCAGAAAGAGGAATAGGTTCAACAGGAGTATCAGTAGCTTTAGCTTTCTTTTCAGCAATAACCTCTAAAGCAGCTTTGTTAGTTTGATTTTCGTATTGAGCTTTAGTTTGACCTTCAGCTATAGGAGTTTTAACGTGCTCTGCTTCATGCTGAAGTACAAAATCAGCCCACTCTTGAGGAGTTTTAAAAGCATTTTCTGATATAGGAAACACACCCTCAACTTTAGGTTTAGACCAAGCTTTATCTACAAACTGATTGTAGATATGTTCGGGATCTATAGAGATTTCATTAGTCTCACGTTTATACCTAGCACCAACTTTAGTACCATCTGTTTTACGTGTCATAGTTTTATCTATGGTTATAGGTACTCCTTCTAAAGTTTCTGGCACATTAAAAAACTCAAAGTTTTTATCATTGGCAGCACGCAAGTCACTACTTTGTAAACCTACTTTAATGTCTGAAAGTTCTTCTACTTGTCCTAAATCTCTAGCACGATTCCAAGCTTCTTTACGATCTAAGAAGTTACCGTTCTCATCTATAAAACCTTGGGTATGGGTATCAACAGTTTCGGTTTTACGAACAGGGTCATGTATAGGCCCGTAAAGTTCTAGTTCACCAGTCTCATTGTTTTTAAACGCAGTTTGTACTACTTTAGCTTGAGCATCTTTTTTAGTTTTGTTTATTTTCAACTCATCAACAAAAGCTTGTATTTTTTCTGGTGTAGCACCGTTTCTTACAGAAGGTTGTTCTGGAGGCAGACCAGTTTCATTCTCAAAACTATGGATACTTTTACGTTCAGGCACATCTAGACCTAACAAACGTTTACCACGATCTCTAGGTGTAGTAAGTCCACCAGCAAAGATGTCTGCACCAATAGCTTTGGGATCAAAAATATCACCGCCACTTACTGCACGACCACCAGCACCAACACCAGCCATAACACCAGCACCTAAAGCAGCTTCTTTAGCACTACCTGCCAAACCAATTTTCATCCAAGGGTTAACTGCACCACCTATTACTTGTCCAAGTAAAGCAGCAGTTGGATATTCTTTTTGTTGTTGTTTTTTAGTGTTCCTAATATTAGTACCAAAAACAGAATCTACAGCACCCTCAATTGCATCAATACCTTCAGCACCTAAAAGACCACCAGCGATAGCTCCCACTACTCCACCAATAGGTTTAGCAAAAGGGCCAACAACAGGAAGTACAGGAGGAGTTAAAGCAAATCCTGCTCTAGCTCCTAACAAAGCAGCAGGAGTAGCAGCCGCAGATTCAGCAGCAGAACGAGCAAAGGTTCCACCAGCAGTTGTAGGAATCTCTTTCTTTTTGCCAGTGATTAACTCGCTTAGAGATAGATTACTAACACGATCTTCAGAAGGTTTATTTACAACTTCATCATCAGCACCCCAAGAAGATTTAGCAACAGGAGGAGCAGCAGAAGGTTTAGAGACAACTTCGTCTTCTTGTCCAAAGTTAGCCATGATTAACCCTTCTTACGTTTTACAGCACCATCTTGTTCGTAATAACTACCGGGTGGAAGCTTGTCGTACTCTGCTTTACTAGTAGGTTTAGCAGGATTGTCCTGAGTATATTTGTTACTAGTAGCAGCAGGAATAATCTTTAACTTGCCATCAACTCTATCCCACATTTCTCCTGGAGATACTGTTGCATCTTTCATGCTTTTAAGTATTTCAATATCTCTAGTGCTTAAACTAGAACTAACTTTAATACCTTTGCCTACATCAACTACAGAAATAGCTTTAGAGGTAGAGTCCGCAGCGGCAGCAGGAGACATCTTACCGGGTAACAAATCAAGCATAGAAGAACCTCCTTTAGCTGGAGGAGTTGCTAGTACAGCTTCTGGAGTTGGAGCACCAGTTTCTTTCTTATCAGGAGGTGGTAATAGATCAAGTTCTTGCTTAATAAAATCCATGTAATCAGCTTTACCATCATAGTCTGGAGCAGATTTAGCAACAGCAAGTCTACGTTCAATTTGTTTTCTTTGTTTAGCATTCAACTTATCTACTGCTGTACGATATGCTCTTTCACTAGCTTCTGTTGGCGTGTCACTATCCCAAAGAAATCCTTTTTTACTAGCTATACGAGCTTCATCAGCTTTATCAACTTCTTTTTGAAGAGGTATGTTTTCCTTATCATCAAGTCTTTGTTGCTTCTCATCAAAGGTTGTTAGGGTTTTAAAGTTTGCTGCTTCTTGTTTGTCATTAGCACTGCCATCACCACGACCAATACTTTTACGTATAGTTGCTTGATTTGCTGTATATACAACTGCCTCTTTACGTATCTTAGCTATTTCTAATTGTGTCTGATCGTGAAACGTTTTAATTTCATCAGTAAGTTGTTGTGCTGGGCCTTTAAACAGTTCTTTAATAATTGCTTTCTTTTGAGCAGGAGTAGTTTTTTTCCAATTGTCTTCTCCTACTTTAGAGACAATTAGTTTTCTACTATTCTCAGGAAGACCATTAAGAACACCTTCAATTTCACCTTCAGGAAGATTAGAAACAATAGCGTTAACTTCAGCTAGTGTTTCATAATCTACTTTGTTTTGAGCTGCTCTAGTTTGAGCATCTTTAGTGTTAAAAGCATTTACTTCTTTTAGCATATCTGCGGCAGCAGCAGGATCACTATCAAACCAAGCAGCAGCAATAGCTGTACCTTTTTCACTAAAGCTTTTAGTAGACCAACCTTCTCCTGCCATTAATGCTTTAACAGCTTTATTCTTGTCATCAGTTAACTTGATGTTAGCCCCAAGAACTACATTAGCAAACTTATTTTTTTCTAAAGTAGCAGCATCTTGTTCAGCTTTAAGTGCAAATTCTTGTGGAGCATAGGCAGCTTTAAGACGTTCTTGTGAGAGATCAAGTTGTGTTTTTTCTGCGGCAGCAGAAGCTTGTTGTTCCACATAGGGAGCAGCAGCCATATTTTGTTGTAACTGAAGAGCAGCTTTACTGCCTTCAGCTAGATCTGACATTAGATAGGCCATAATTTATTGTCCTATTGAGCAGTGTTTAGTCATAGAAGTTTGCAACAGGTTACTCATACTGGTATCCTGGAACAGGATTAGTTACACCTGGGTTATAACCACCCTGTAACTGAGGAGTATCATAACCAGCAGGAAGGTTTGTAGTACCACTAGAAGCAAAACCTTTAAGACCTTGTGCAATACCCCCTAAACCTTGCATAAAGGATTGATCAGATTGGTTTTGTGCGTTATATCCCAAAGTAGCAGCTTGAGCAGGATTATTAACAGCACCACTACCTTGAGCAAGCCGATTTAAATAGTCACTCATAAAGCCATAGTAGCCTTGTTGTCCAACCTTTTGAAGTTGTAGTTGCTCTGCCCCTGAGTACAAGTTTCCAGTAGCAGCAGCAGCCCTTTGAGAAGCTTGCATAGCCGGTTGCATTACACCAGTATTAAACTGTGTGTACCCCGGCATATTTTGAATGTTACTAGTAGCTCCAGGTTGTAAAGCACCAGCATACATTTCTCCTAATTGACTACGGTATCCTGAAAAAGGATCAGCAGCTTGTTGGTATTGTGCTTGTGCAGCACCACCACCACCCCCACTACTACTAGTTAAAGATTTAATACCACCAGCAATACCTACAACAGAAGCTAGTGTGGTTAGTGAGATTCCAGCAGACATTTGTTAGTCCCTTTCCAAAGATTGTTTAATTGCATGACTTGCCTATAGTCTAAAGTTATCTCTTCACCTAGATCACCACCAGCCATACCACCTATGTCCCGAAATGCTACTAAGAACATATCACCTAAATCATTTTTAAAAACTACTGCATTAGGAGTTTTAGAGTGGTTAACAAGATATCCAGCAGGAGTTCTATAACCACCTAATCTCATAGGTGCAATAATGCTATGTTGTTTAATCACAGCAGTAGAAAACATTCCTTTACCTTGGATCGGGGAGTTACCAGAACAAATGCTGTAACTTCCATCTGGAAGAGGAATACAATCTTCTCTATGTTTAGATGCTAACTCAATGTCTTCAAGAGTCCAGCCAGACTCTTTAACCATACTTAAGAAGTCTTGGCGATCTTCTTCGTGCTTAGAACTATCTAGAGTTAGTTTGTCTTGCTGATGTTGCTTGAGAATATCAGGAGACTTAAATAACACAGACTCTAAGTATTCAACATCTGTGCTACTAGTAACATAGATATTTTGCCACACAACATCCTCTAGTGTGTAACCAATTTTGCTACCAGCTTTAGCCACAAACATATGGGGAGCCGTAAGTGTTTGTATAAAACCATCTCCATCAATAACATTGATGCTTCCTTTAAGAAGTACATTCATATGTTCAGAGAGATGCTCTTGACCAACAATTAAAGTATCCTTTGGATAATGAGCTTCTCTGATATACAACCCACCACCAAATCTATGGATGATTGAATTAGGAGTTTGCTCATGTCCCAACATAACTTTAGCTAAAGCTAGTTTACTATCTGTAGTACGAAGATCAAAATCTGGTTTGGTTGCAACAGAGTTAATAGTGTCTATAAGTTGTTCCACAATTAACCCCTATAACTTCCACCGCCAACACTTTGTTCTTGATCCATCTCACCTATTCTAAAATCTATTTCAGCAGCATCAAGACGAAGAGGTACATTACTAGTACAGAGAAACTCCCAAGCTCTACGACGATCTGCACCACCTAGATATATCTGTGATCTAGAAGCATTAAGATCAACAGACCTATAGTTAGACCAAGAGTTATAGTCATTTCCTGTGTGACGTACTTGCATAGTACCTGCCACCTTGTCACCAACAATCTCTAGCCTACCGTAGAATTTACGTTTAGTAATTCCATTGTCATTAAGATCTGTAACTGTTCTACAGTATATAGCTTGTCCATTATCTTGGTATGTGTCTACATCAAAATAATATATATTTGCTGTGTCATCATCTAACACATACGGAATAGCATTTACTTCAGCATAAAAACTAGGACGGAAATAAGATTCTACATAACTACCTGCATTAGGTTGACCAGTAGAAGCTATTGCATATTGTGTCCATTGATACCACATCTTCTCATTTATATCAAACACTAGGGTTTGATTAGTGTTGTGAAGAGTTAGTATATAAAGAGTATGTCCACCAAACTTATAGCAGTAAGCAGTTACTTTACTCATATCATCTGCTTCTAGATGTTTATCTATATTGTCTGTAGAAATCTTAACAGCAGCAACACCATCCATAAGGTATACACAACGACCATTAGTTTTACTAGTACCTACCCAAAGAACAGTACCATCAGCAGCTACTATGCTATCCCCATTGGCACAACCTATTTCAGATGTATAACTTTGTGCTGTAGTTAATGGAGAACCTACAGCAGAACCAGTGTCATAGTAAAGCTGCATACTAGTCTTACCAAAAGCTACTAAGTAATTAAGATGCTTAGCAATGCCTATTAGAGTATCTGTAGTTTGTTCAAAAGTAAGGTAGTTTAAAGGATTCCAAGATGTTGGATCACCAACATTAGAGTTGTATATACGATTACTAGTTGTACCAATAAACACATAGTTATCTAAAAATACTGCTCCAGATACATACGGCCCAGTAGGGAATGCAGAAAGAATGGGAGTTAGTACAGCACTAGAACCATTATCTGCAAAGGTAACAGTCCCAGATACAGCACCTGTGTTTGCAATACTTAAACTAATAGTAGTTCCATTAATATTTGTAACTGTAGCGTTAGGAGCTACACCTGTACCAGAAGCGTACATACCTGTATAAATACCTGTAGCACTTGATACAACAATAGTAAACAAAGCTATAGTACCTGTAGCAGTAGGAGTTGCATTAGCAGGTTTATTAACAGTACAAGTAGGAGCAGAAGATAAGCCACTACCATTATTAGTTATTGTTATAGTAGAAATACTTCCACTAACAACAGTAGCAGTAGCAACAACTCCACCACCAGAAAAACTTAAAGTAATTCCAGAGCTATAGTTAATACCCTCGTTATCAATGCTAATACTCACAATCTTGTCGTTAGTAATAGCAGTAAAAGAAGAATCAGACTTCTTGTACAAGTACCCATTAACCTTGTTGTGCATAAACAAATACGCATCTAAAAAGGTTCTAACAAAGTAACTTTGACTAGTTGAGGCAGAGGTTGTACCCACAGTAGTGACTGCATATCCAGTTGGATTGATTTGGTATACCGTGTTATTAATAACAGAAATAATCTTGTTGTTAAAACTAGCTAGTCCTTGACTAGGTGTACTAGCAGGAGGAGTAACAGGTGTTACTTGTTTTACAAAAACAAGTCCAGGTCTTTTAACAAACTCTCTTTTTTGATTCCTAGTTTCAAACACACAATTAGAAGAATAGGAATCTTTACTGAAAGTACCATCTCGACTTTCAATAGGTTGGGTAAGGGGGATACGTTCTGTAGCCATACTTAACCTGTATAAGAACTGTTACCAGTAGACCTAAAGTCTGGAGCAAAAAATGTACTAGCAGCCTCTACATCCCAATCAGTTAGCAATGTTTTATAAGTACCTGCACGCATAGCAATCTCTTGTCTAGAGTTCATAGGAACCCCATACTCAAGAGATAGTTGATCAGCAAGATTCCACACCAAACAGTTCATCCATTCATTAGGAAAGTCTGGTATGCCAAGAGCAGTAGACAAGTCATCTAAAGGAAGTTGAGCAACAATATGAAGTTCCATGTTAGTACTAGTATTAACATCAGGTGTTAAGTACACATACAACACACCATTAAGTTTTTTAGTATCGTAGAAGATAGTGTTAGCTGTACCAGTAGAAAACTTAGAGCCTATGACGTTATACTCTTGTTTAGAAATAACCATCACTGGTATGTCTATGTATGGACTAACACTATTGTTACGGTAGAACCCTTGTATAACCTTTAGGGGTCTATCAGTAATAGCTACAGTAGGATTAAGAGAGTCATACATCAATGTAGATGTAGATCCACCTAAGATGTAAGTACTCTGGTTAGTAATCAGAGGAATAATAAGCTCTGAGTTTTTCCATAGTTTTAAACCCTCTATACTAAATTGCTTAATTAAAAGATTTAAAGATATAGAAGCGTTATCAATGGTATCGGTATCAGGCACAGCACCTATCTCAAGTACACCTAGTTTACGAAGTGCTAAAGAGATAATCTGATCACGAGAAATAGTGTAGGTAGAACTCATTGTTTTATCCTATTAGAAATTCATTTAAATTAGGAGCTGTTTTACCTGCTACAGCACATCCAGCAATAGCTTGAAAGGATATAGCTTGAGTACCTTCTAGGGTACATATAGGACGATTGCCATTATCTATATCTGCTCTAGCACAATCTGCTTGTCCATAGTCTGCTATACCCTGAGTGGTAATAGGTGTACATACAAAAGCAAATATATCCGCTGGTTCTGGTCTAGTAAAAGGTGGTACTATTTTATCTGCTACACCATGTACAAAGTCTTGAGGTTGTCTAGGTTCCCAATCCCCATCACATACCATCAATCCATCCCAGCGCAATCGTAAATCGTTAGACTTGTACTCTCTACCGCAGACATCACAGATTACAAGCCAAGACCCTGAATCAAATCTTGGTTTAGACATGGTACTTAACCTATAAACTCTACAAGAGCAGTAACTGGAACACCTTCAGTAAACGTAATAGTTGTTGATGTAGTTTCTGTATAACTAGAACTTAGTATTTGTCGTACACCATTGATATACACATCTAAAGTTTTAGCACCAACAGTGTATGTAAAGGGAACTGTAAATACAGTTTGTCCAGACGTAGCTGTAACTGTTCCACGTAGTCTACCTTGGTATACATAGTTGTTTACATCGTTAAGCCATGCAGCAACTATAGGAGTAGAGTTGTCTATAAAGTAAGTAGTTGCCATTGTTTGTTCCTAATAACATATTAAGTAATGTACGTATATCTACTTGTCTTGTTTATTATCTAACTTATCAAATATCTTAGATAACATATCTCTAATGTCCCGGATGTCATCTTTATAGTCATCACGAGCTATATAAGTTTTAGGCAAATCTTCACGCATCCTAGATAAATCGTACTTTAGTTCTTTGACTGCTGCCCATAGTTCTCTGGCAAACCACCCTACTACGGACATGGTTGCACCAAGAATTACATTAATTAGTTGTTGTAGTTCCATACTTAAAGTTGCGTTATGTTAATTGATTGGGTCATAAAACATTCTTATCTTGATATTCTTGTGGCAAAGTAAGCTTATTTTTTACTTCGCCAACAGGAATTTCTTTTTGCTTTGGAGCAGGGTTTGGTTCTTCCCAATCATGGCTATTCATGGCGGTTAAACTACTGAAATCCAAGCGCCGTTCATTCTAAAAGCCAAGCATCCAGAACCTCCGCTAGTCACCGTAAAGTTATAGGAAGTTGCTGGTGGTGTTTGCCCAACAATAGTTCCATTTGTAACATAAATTTGACTTCCGTTTTTTGCCGACATTAACTGTGCAAAGGTTAACCCATTATTGTCACGAACAACGGTATCAACATCAATTCCAGCAGAATAAAGCCCACTTGGATAATTAGTAATGTTGTTATCTAAAATTTGTGCGTTTGATACATTGCCACCAGTGCTAATTGCGGTTGGCCCAGCATTCCCCAAATTAGTCATTACATTGTTAGAAATCATGACACCCGCGCCATCTTGAATGTTGATATGCGGCTGCGCTATAGTGCAACCCATATTGAAAACATTACCTTCAATAGTGACGTTGTAAATCCAGTTTGCAGAAATGCCTGCTACTATGGAAATAGCACCTTGAGCGTCGATTGGGCCAAGTACGGAAAATTGGTTTCCAACTATTACTACATTTGCAAATTCTTTTCCTGTAACACCTTGCGTAAAACGCGCACAATAAATATTTTGTTGTTCAAATGAATTAGCAGAAAACAACAATGTTCCAGTTGGCCCGTCATCTAACACCATCCGAAAACCATAATCACTTCCCAATAATTTGTTTCCTATAATTTTTAGATCACCACCTTTATCATATCTAATACAGGCTTGAGAAGTTCCTACATTTTGATCCCAAATTAAACAACCATTAATTAATGATTGACCTGAATCTGTTCCACCATCTTGTTTTGAATAAATTCCAATGTTTAGATAGTCGTTAATAATACATCCTTGCATTACTATGTCACTAGCTGTATTCCATACAACCCCATCATACATATTAAAAATATTAACGTTTGTAATTCTTGAGCGCCGGTTAATTGTCCCCGCACCGCTAGCCCCTTGAATGCGTATTCCAGCAGTGCTTGCATTTTTTGTGACTGTTGCATCAATAACAAAATTTTCAAAAATTACACCGCCTTCAGACGAGACTGTAAATACATCCCCTGCTGCCGCCGTATTGCGAATAACTGTGCCTCCTGAGTTGCCAGTTCCTGTGCCAGAACCAATACCAGAACCTAAGACAGAAATACCTTTAGTAATGGTAAGCGCGGAAGTTACACGATAAAAGCCAGGAGGAAAAAATAAAATTCCACCAGTAAATACTGCGCTTGTAAGCGAATTAATTGCCGCTTGAATTGCCGCTGTATCGTCGGTAGAAGCATCTCCTTTTGCTCCAAAATCCATGACATTAACAGGCGATCCTTGGATCATTGAAAATGAAACTTTAGTAAGAGACATAATTACCATCTAGCCATAGTTGTATATTTTTCACCATCCGCACCACAATCAGCAAGGAACTCGTCCTTCTGTTCTACGCTGTAGTTGCGGCACTTTACTCGCTTGAGTTCTTTGAGGTCGCCGTTATCGTCCAGCACTTCCTCTAGCCATGTGGCTTCTAAGGTGTTGGATTTAATGTCGTGGCACACTGCTGCTAAATAAATCATGATGATGCTCCTTTGATAATTGCGAAGTTAATTTTTAAGGTATCGGAGGTTACTCCACCAGTTGTGAAAAAATTTATATTAAAAGAACCTGCGGATACACTTCCAACTATAAGACTGTAGTAGTTTGCTGCACCTGATGCAATTGATAAAACAACCGTATCTACCAACTCAACCAAACTATTGGTTACAGTAAATTGTGAAGGAACTGGACTACCCGCTGCCGTAAACATAGTAATCTGACCAGTAGGCTTGTTCAGTGTTACTGATGTGGTTCTACTTGTTGCCTGTGTAACAGTACCACCAGAACCTGTGCCGTAGCCAAGACCAGCAGCGGAAGTGACAAGTACATTACCATTGATATCAATTTTTGCTTTTTCACCGCCGCTTGTATGAAAAGCTATCGGCAAATATGTTCCTGTTCCTTTTATTGATCCAGCAATCCGAACATCAGCCCCACCATTAACAGCAAATGATGCAACAGAACAATTATTAGGATCACTAGCACTACTTAACGCTTGAAACAAAGACGCAGTGGCAGTCCCGTTTGGCATTACTGTTACATTTGTGTTGGAGTTAACTGTACTTGTTTGAAAAATTAAGCGATTTGTGGTAGTCGCATTGCTCATATCGCCAACAATGCGTTGTGCCGTAGAACTAAATGTTAAGTCGCCAGACGAAATCGTACTCGCCGACATACTTACGGATCGACCAGCGGTTAAATTGGATACGGCAACTTTTACCGTGGTGCTTGATTGAACAATAGGCAAAACTTCCGTACCCGCTAACGGGGTTGTTGCGGAAGTAAGCGCCGAGATTTTGGTATCTGCCATAATTAAATTGCCTTTACAACTATTTCAGCACGACCATCACTTAGGATTTTTCGCACCTGACCTACTGAATTTCGGTATTGCTCAAAAGTTGGGTTTGCTACACAAACGCCTTTGATGCCATCACCGTCTTTTGTTGGGATAATATACCCACCTACTGTAGCACCAGTTACATTAACAGGTACTTTACCGCAGTAAGAAATGCGGTCAACCTTTGCCCTAACTACTTCTAGTTGCGCTTGGTAAATACTCAAGGCACTTTGATGTGAGGCAAAAACAGTATTTTCCCACTGCTCTTTATGTTCACTAAGTATCTTTTCATATTCAACAGTCTTTTGTTCAAAATCAGCAAGTTCTGTATCACTCTGCTCTCTTGATTTACGAATAGTTTGGCTTGGGTATGCTGGACGCTCAATGCTAGGTGGTGTGTATTCTGGGGCAATAGGAGCAATACCAGCTTCAGTAAACCAAGTATCACCACCAACTATGTTTGGGTTAGTTGTTTTAACGCCAAACGAAACGGCGCTATCGTACTTGTCTGTTACCTTACCATCGGCATCGAAGCCGATAATTTGGCCTTTTAAGACCACACCACAGGTGTCATTCTTGTACTCATACTCAGCATAGTCAGCGCCACTTGCATTGATTGTGCCACCAGCATTTATTGATCTTGAAGTAACTGTGTTATTACCAACAGCAATAGCACAATTTGTTGCACTTGCAGCAAAGCCTCCAACTACTTTAAAAACAGCACTTGAGTATGCACCAGACCCCCTAACTATGGCAATGTTATCGCCTTGTGTAGTTGTTGGGCCTGTAAAAAATATATCTTTAGCAAGTTGAAAATTTAAATGGTGGTCAGTGTCTGCATATATATTTGTGCTAGTTACAGAATTACTTTGAATAACTATATTTTTTTGTGGGCCAAGCAAAATTGCAGCTTGAGAGTATGTGCCATTACTTAAAGCTAAACCATATTTACAAGACAATCCAGCCTGATCTGCAAACGCTGCGCCAGTTGATGCGATGCCATTTATTACAATGCCATCGGAAAAATTACCGCCAACAAGTCCAGCCGTTTGCATTACTGCACCAGAATTTGTTGAATTAAAAACATTGATGTAAAGCCCAGCAGATGCGGTGCTTATTGTGCTTCCCGCCGCTGATTCAACATCAATCTCCATGCCAACTAATTTAGCACCTGTTGTTCCAGTTTCATTTGTAACAATGGGGTTTAGACCAAAAACCGAATCATTGTTTGTTATGGCCCTGGCTATGCTCATTTGAGAAACAACGGTAGCGGTAGAGTTGTTGTTTACCGCATAAAGCCATTGCGCTGCATATGGGCTGTCTGTTCCGTTTCCATAGGTTGAATCAAATTCTTTAGAGATGCCAAAGTATGTCCCAACAGGGCCACTAGACCAATATCCAGCTACACCATCTATTGAGTATGAATTTTCTTCAAAAAGATGTTGTGTTTGTGCTACCGAATATATAGTGGGAGTAATGTTTTTATATTCCCAAATGTAATCTACGTTTGTAGGTTTGTTTGTAGTAAAAGATGCTCCATTCTCCATGTACGCTGCTGAACCAGTAGGAGCTGCGTATGGACTACTTAATTTATAAACACCAGCAGGAAAAACAACTCGCTTTTTATTTGCTGCTGCAAAGGCATTTGTTATTGCAGAAACATCGTTTGTTGATCCATCTCCTACAGCACCAAAGTCTTTTACATTAATAGTGTCTGCAAGTTTATTTAAAAGAGTACGAGAACTAGCTCCAGTAGAAATACCACTTGAAGCATTATAAATACCAGTATTAACGTCATTGAGCCAAGGAGACTCAATAAGAGTCCCACTAGTAAAAACAGTTGTAGTCATAGGTATCCTTAATTACAACAAAATATTACTGCTAGATTCTTGTAGCAACAAGTCGTTTGTTTCTAGTAACAAAAGCGAAGCTGTAAATGGATCAGAAGTTACACCATATAAGTCTGTAGCTACACCGTACTGTGTGATAGTAGGTGGTCTAGGTTCTTCAAACCCCCCATAAGTGCTGTCTGCTACAACTGACATGATTACACTCCCATAATAATTTCAACAGTAGCACCAGTTCCAGAACGAGCAGTTACATTAGCTCGAACATATCTCCAGGGACATACTGTTGTAAAACCATCAGTAGCAGTTGTAGTACCAGACAAACTAATAGTAGCAATAGTTATCCAGTTAGATTTAACACCATTTAATGTGTCTGTCTCATTAGAAACTTGAATATCAATAGCAGCAGTTACAGCACCTGTGCCAGTAACAATAGCTTGAAAAGAACTATAGGGACTTTCTTTATAAATAGGATAAGAAGCAGCAACAGCAGTTGTTGAATTTACTCCACTAAAAGAAAAGTAACGAGGTTGCTCCCCACTCTTAAGAAACATATTAGCCATACTAAACTCCCATCTTGCAAAGGTTGTACCTATTAAAGATACTAGGAGAAGATCATTCTCCTCCTAGTAAACTACATTACTTATTAGGAATCACTACCAATAGCAGGAAGTACAAAACCTGAGTTCATAGTCCCATCTCCAATATAGAGGTTGTTAAACATTCCATATTGAACAGCATTAGCAGTGACCACAATAGCAGCAGCAACATCAAGAGCACGGATTGTGTTATTCATAACAATGCCAGAACCAGTGGTTGCAGTAGTACTAATAAAGCAAGCACCAGTAGCAGTGTCAGTATTAACACAATATACTTTATTACCTGTAATCAAAGCAGCAGTCATTACCAATGCAGCATGACTCAAGAATTGAGACACGTTGTTTTGAGCAACAGTTTGAACAACATAGTTATCACTCAATGTCAAACCAGTCATTGTGTTAAGAACAACAATAGGAGCAACAGACTTGGTAGTGGCATCAGACTTAATGAAACAGTTAGATACTTGCAAGAAGTCTGAGTTAGTAGATACAGTAGTTTTAACTGCTGACAAGAAATTTAAGATGGCACTTGTATCAGTAAATGAACAGTTATCAATGGTAAAGTAAGCCGCAGCAGCTACTGTAAAAGCAGAAGTAATGCCTAAGAAGTTAGCAATAAAACGGCAATTAAGAATTGATACGTTATCAGCAGATACAGGAATAGTAGTAGTTGCTGCTGTATTGAGGGTAAAGGTAGGACGTTTAGTACCAGCACCTAGACCAACAATTGCTACACCAGCAACATCAAAAACCAAAGCAGTAGCACTAGTAATGGTTTCAGCATGACCTGGTTTAATAAAAATGATGTCTCCACGATTAGCAGTACAACGAGTAATAGCATACTCTAGCGTACCAAATGGAGCATTAAAAGTACCTGGATTACCATCAGAACCACCAACTTGTCCAGGCAAAGTTGGAGTGGCATTAGACACCCAATATACTTGACCAGGATGAGATTGAGTGATTGGTACACCACGGATAGTTACATTGTTAAAACCACCGGGATAGTTAGACGCAGGGGATTGGGGCAAAGCCATTTTAAAACTCCTAAATTGACATAAGTGTTAAGCAAACAACACTACTAAGTGTAAGTAGCGTCATCAATAGGATAGCACAATTGTTTGTACTATTTCTTTTTCTTTTTTCCAGGTGATGTAACTTTTCCTGGTTCAGGGCGTTTGCCCTTTTCTTTTTCACGTTCAAAGCTCATAGAAGCTCCTATTAAATAAGAACCCCCTCACGAGGAGGGGGCTTGTTACTAAGAACAATTAGGGGCCGTTAACACCCCAGACAGCACGAGAATCAGACCAACCGAACGAGTAACGCTCATAGCCTTTGGCTTTAGCATTCATCGTATCAAAGTCATTGTCTTGATCAAACATGATGGAATGACGCTCATAGTACTTCATACCTGTACCACCCGGAATAGTATTACGGATGAAAAAGGCGTGAGGTGAAGAGAAGTAGTGATTCACTTTAAAACCACCTGGTAGGTAGTTGCCAGTTGCCATCACGTTGATGTCATTGTTGGCATTACCAGTTTGGTATTTAGAGTTAAGAATGCGTTGAGCATTAAACACTTCTTGACGAGCAATATGCAAGCAGTCAGGTTGAATAGCGATCATCAAACCACGGTCATTTTGCAGACCCATGATTGCAATCACTGCATCTTCCAAAGCAGCTTCAGACAAATCTACATCAACCGTAGGCTTGTTAGCCCAAGTACCACCAGTGGTATTGGGATGATCCGTAGCACAAAGTGCTTTGCCATCACCACCAGCATAGGTAGAATTAAATGCACGGTTGTAAACGTTAGCTGCAATGTTTTCTTTCGTTTGACGGAAAGACATAGCCAAAGCTGCTGAACGTTTCTTGGAGATCACCTCATAAAGATTGTCATCCATCTCTTCTTTGGTTACGATATAACCCATTGCATAAGCAACGTGTGTATAGCGAGTTACATAACCTTGAACTTCAGAATCATACTGAACGCCAGAACCTTGTGACTTGACAGGTACAAGACCAAATCCAGTCAGTTGAACATCTTCTTCGTAGTTTTGAGTAGAAGTATCCTTATCGAATAAGTTTATATATTCTTCAGGGTGCTCATCGTAAGTTTGTCCCCACCAAGCTTTAATACCGGGCCACAAGGCCTTCGGGTGGGAACTGGTTGTGATAATGCCAGCCATAGTCTATTCTCCTAATTAAATGCCAGCAGTGCCAGTACCGGCGCTGTAGACATGATTGTTAATACGTACCAACAGCTTGGCATAAGCAGAGGCGGGGGTGTTATCTACACGCTGAACAAAGCCCAAGAGCTTCAAGTTAGCAGTAGTAGTATCCGTAAGAGTAGCAGCAGTTACTGTACCTGAATCACTATAGTCGGTAGCACCAGCAGCAATCAAGAAGTTGGTATTAAGACCAATATTAGCTGTAGAGGTAGGTGTAGTTTGACCATCTTGAATTTCAAAAACAATGTTTGCATCATCTGCAACCAAAGCATATTGAACAGTAGTGGCACTAGCTTGAATACTACGAATAGTCAAATCAATGTTAGTAGCAACCAAACTAACTCCGGGAGGAGAAACAAGGAAACCAACTACAACACCAACGATTGCAGAACCAGCAACACCAATTGCAATACCAGCAAGACCATTGGTATCAGCATTACCACTAAGGGTAACTGGATCACCAATATACAAGTCTGCACTGTTAACGGGAACAGAGTACAAACGGGCTTGGCCTGTGTACGGTGCTCCATTGAGATAACTGACGGGCTTTAAGCCGCCAGGACGATTTACGTTTGCCATAAAAGACTCCTGATAAATTAAGTGAGTTTAATACCACCCTGCGGAACATAAAATCCTGGGTTATCCCCAGTAACTTTACCGCTACGAATTGCAGTATCAATACGATTATTTTTCGCTTGAAGTTCGGCTTGATCTTCCTCGTACCATTCTTGCCGTACTTTCATTAAGTAGCCGTACTGCTCTGTGCCTTCTGCACGAGGGTTTACGAGATACCTAATTCTTTCTCCAAGGTCACCATTACGGCTAACCACATTTTCACTCACACCACCGATTTCTTCAGGGGTGACAAACTCATAACCACTGTCCATAGCTTCTTGAATACGGCTTCCCGTATCTGTAAAAATATGAAGGTGGTATCCCGGAATTTGATTCCGTACACCTAACTTAACTTCCGTACCATTAAATACGTTACGGCGTTTACGAGTTGCACCATCTACTGCTTTTGCAGGAGTATTTGCTGCTTCTTGTTTCTCTTGGTAACGAGCATTTGCACGTTCAACCTTTTGTTCATAAGTCAATGCTGCTGGCATAATATTTTCCTTTGAGTATATAGTAAATTAAATTTAATTCCAGTCGTAGTCTTGGACGTATTGTTCACGGGTCATAAGTTTTTGTTTTACAAACCGATCACAAGCATCCTTGGCTGTAGGAGGAAGGTTGTCATAGCTTTGGGCATTACTACCACTACGACTCTGCCTACCAGAACCAGACTCCACACGACTAGCACTCACATTCTTTTTACTTCCACCAAATTTATTTGGAAACTCTTCTGCCAACACTTCATCTAGCTTATCAAGAAATGGTTGTCCTTTAAGTCCTGGAAACTCTAACCGAAGACTTTCGCCAATACCATTAGCAATGCTTGTCATTCTTCGATCTTCACCAAACCAGTTGTTACGGTCTAGCCAAAGTTGAAGTGAAGGATCAATTGTTGCAGCAGTTTCTGTAACAACAGGTTCTTTCGTACTAACAACATCTTTAACGGCTTGCTTTGCTTCTCTAAAGCTTTCCTTTGCTTCGTCCAACGCATCGTCTAACGCATTAACTTTTTGTCCGTCACCATCAGTAATGGCTTGAGCACGACTATCTTTAATTTCCTGAATACGCCTTTCGTAGTCAGTAGCCTTACGTTCATAAGACTCTCTCTGAAATCTCTTAAACTCTTCAGCAGCTTCACGAAACTCTTTAAGCTGTTCTTTTGTTTGATTAAGATCTTTTATTAGGTTCTCATTATTCTTACGCAGAATAGGGAGAATCTCACGACCTCGTTTTACAAAAGTTTCAGCATCTACCCAGTCATTCTCATTCCCCCGAAATCGTTCTTTTGGAACCCATCCTTGGGATTCAGCCTCGTGGCGAACTTCTGGCGATGTCTCATTGGTGACACTTGCTTCTTCGCTCATACCTTACTCCTAATTTTTAAAACTGTCAATAACTATTTAAATCAGCCCCTGGCTAGATAAGGATCAACAAGACTGACATCAGAATCCAAAGTACCTGTAATGTCTTTATCGTTAACCATCCTATACTGCTTTCCGTCTTTACCTAAGTAAAGAAGCCCAGCGTACTTAGCAAAGATTACTTTGTCTCCAACTCCACACCAAGGTATAGGTTCGTCGCCATAGCATTGGTTGCCCATAGCAATAACAACACCAGTTGTATTGCCCATTTGCTCACGCTCTTTTGTAGTCTCAGTAGTCAAGATAATGCCCCCAGAGGACACCTCTTTAACTTCTTGAGGCTTAATAAGTACACGCCACCCAACAGGGTTAATTCCAGATTCATTACTCATTTGCTTATCTCTCTTTACTTAGTTTCAAATAAATCTTCATACTCAAGGTTTAGGATAGTTGCAATTACGCGACACCTACCTTTAACTTCTGCTTCTTCTTCAAAAGCATTGTTTATCAATCCCTCTTTCATAGTTTCACGATCTGTTTGTAGCATCTTCATAAAACGTTTAGTAACAGGGTGATATTTCCATTCCTCAAAAGATTCCGCACTAACTGGCTCAATAGACATTTTTACTCCTTGTTAAAGTTTACATTTGTGGTACTTGCTCCTGCATCCCCATACCCATATCCATGCCTGTGTTCATGCCTGTATCCATAGGTATTTGAAGTTGCTGTTGCTCTTGCGGTTGACTACCCATCATAGATGAGTAAACCTTATTCATTATGTCGATAGAATTTAAAATACCTTCTCGACGTTCACGCTGTAATCCAATTTGTGTATTAATCTCTTGTATACGAAGTTTTTCTCCTTGATGCAAGACACCAATCTTAAGTACTTCAGCTTCTGCTTCAAGCTTTTTAATCTTAGCTTGATTAAGTTCTGCTTCAGTCATAAGTTTAAGTAAACCCATCTTCATAGCTAATTCAGATTCAACTTGTTTGCTTCTGATTTTCATCTCTTCAATTTGAATCTTAATATTTGGTTGTGGTTGAATAGCATTCGGGCCTTTAGGATCAGGCAAAAGCTTATCAATATTCATGACCTTCATTGCTTTGAGGAAACCATATTCAGCCTCATAGCGATTGTATAAGTCAGGACTTGCAGCTACTCGTTGAGCAATGGCAGCAGCTTGTTGTATACGCTGTGCATCAGAAGTAATGCTTGGATCAGCAGTAGGCATAACGTCTGTTACTGGGCCATCGTAGTCCGTAGCTAGAATAATACCCTGACTCTGTGCATTAGAAACGTATTGCGTATTCTCACTAATAAAGATTTGATTCAAACGATACAGTTTGCGAAACTCTTGTTTAAGACTACGGTGAGTACGTTTAAAGATACCGTTAAATATCTTCATGCCCTGCTCTGCCATAGTACGAGTAGTCTCAGCAGGAGTATTTTGTCCAGGATTTTGTCCCGTCATAATATCAACAGCACCACCAATACGTTCACCATAGTTAATTAGTAAGTTCAACAAAGTAAACAATACTTGGGATGGTTCACGTACTGGTAGTGGAACTATACCTTTACGTAAGTCATCTCCAGTGGTATCAACATGTTTCCATTCCATTGGATTAAAGGTGTAATTACCACCACGTAACTTAATCCCACGGCTAAGAAAACCACCAGCAGTATTAGCCATAGTACCTGAATCAACCAGTTGGTTGACAATGGTATTAATAGATTCGTTAAGAGGGCCAAGAAGAACACCAAAACCAAGATCGTAGAAGCCACCATCAGGAGAGGGAACAAAAGGATACTTAGTAAAGTATTGTTCTGCCTTGATGCTAAGAATAACTTCATCTTTATTACGCTCTATGTCTTCAAGGGTATAACGAGCTACGATACGAGCAACTTCTTTATTGTCTCTACGTACATAAACAATGTAAGGTTCTGCATAACCATCGTCATCAAAGTCAATATGACAATGCTGTTCAAGTATTTCAACTGGGGTACTTGAATCATTTACATCTGGTGGACTCGTTCCTTGTGCTTTGTCTTGAGCACTTTGAAGACCATTGCCCATGCTTGAACCAGAATACTGTTGAGGTTGACCCTCTACTGCTTCTAACCATAATCCACGAACTACACGTTCATAGATTTCGTTCTTAGTCATCTGAAGAACATGGGTAACACGGTGGGCTGTTTCTAAACTTTTAGTCCAGTAATTAACAACCAAGTCTTTAGCTAAAACATTCTCAGAGATGTTGTGTTTGCGAATAGGATCGTAATAGCTTTTCTTAAAAGCACAACCAACAATAGGTTGTGTAATAAGAACCTTGTCCATTTCAGATTCCCAATCCTCGTCTTCTTCAAGGAGTTGGTAACTCATGTGTTGTTCAATACGGGTAGATCGTAGAGCACGAGTACCATCTCTATCATCACCAACAACACGACACTTTACAGGAAGGTTTCCATCTACTAAGACAGGATAACTACGAGCATGATATTGCAGTGCAGCAATAGTTATAAGTGGGAACTTAATGTTGCTTGCATTAGGCCAAGGAAAGTTTTTAGTCTCTGCAACTTGTAAGGCAAGTTTGAGGGAGGTCTCTGTGCGTTTTTCCCAAGCACTACGAGATTGAACATCATTATCAAAGTCTTTGACAATACAAGTTCCAATTGTTGCTAGGTCTTCTTTACATAAAAGACTAGCAATATTAGCCTCGTATACAAGGTCACTAACCTTAAATTTATCTTTGAGCTTCATATTCTTTAGTACCCGCAAGTAATAGAACGACCTTCATCATTCCAGTTGTTATCTTTAATATAAGCCTCGTACTCTTCTTCTTCAAGTTCTTCTTCAGTTGGTGCTTCCCACATCCTATCGAGCATCAATCCCAAGTAAGCCCAAGCATCTACTTGATCATCGTGTTTATCTCTAGGAAATCTTAAAAGCTCATCTTCAAAGTTTTGATACCACTCAGCATCCTTATCGAATTTGCAAGCCCCACTCCTCATACGTGCTTGAATGCTTCTAGCTCTAGTAAGTTTGTCACCGCTTGGTTTAAGTAAGACAATGTTAACAAACTCACCACGCTTAAGCATTTCTACATTGAGGTGTGGGCCAATTGCTTTTTGAATAGTACCCTGCTCAAATCCAAAGAGTACGGGCTTATAAATCTTTTGGATCATTAAGATTGTATCGACAATCTCTAAAGCATCCATCCGTTCTTTTACAACGTGTATGCCGTACAACCTACCTTCATCATCCATACCACCAACAGTAAAAGCAGAATAATCTGCTCTTTGGGATTGAGATACAGCTAGATCACAAGTCGCATAGTATATTAAATGTTTCTTTTTGTCTTCTACATTCATGGGTGCAAAGTCAGACTTCTTAAAGAAGGTATCAGTTATATCCAAAGGAATGTTTAACATCTCTTGGGAGTAAACGTCTGCTAGACCTTGCCTAACATAATCATCCTTTTGAAGCCTAAACTCTTCAGCAGTTTTCATCTCAGGCCATAAAAGAGTTTTAAAGTCATCTGTGTGGGCGCGATATTTAACTGACTTCCAAGGAAGTTTATTCAAAGAGTATTCTTTTAAATCTTCTCTGATAAGACTTTTAACTCCCCGATGGGAACTCAACAAAGAAGATGGCATTAGATTTTCTAAAAGACTATCTAGATGCAAGATAGTACCGACTATCCTAATCTTACCAGTAGAGGATATACAGGGGATAAGAGCACCATAGAACCAACGCTTGAACTTCATGCGTCTGTCCTTGTTCATAACAATCTCATCATTTTCCATGTCATCACCAATGACTAGATCAGGACGCAAGTTAGCCCACTTTAAACCCCGTAGTTTTTGCTCAGAGCCTTTAGCCTGGATACGAAAGGTATGCCCATCTTCCATCTCTACTATTAGATCATCCTCAGTATCTTTGGGAAAAGAACTGACAGAGAACAATGATCGTAAATCATCGTTGTCTAACAATTCTTTCTTAATATCTCCTAAGAACTGTACAGCTTGTGTAACAGTATCTGAGACAATTAAGACGTACCTAGATTCCCTAAACAGCACTGAGGCTAGGGTGTAAGCATGGGTAACAGCCGTACTCTTGGCATGATAACGAGGAGCAGCTATGGCTATTTGTTTGGCGTTACTAGTAACAAGTTCCCATATTTCTTTATGAAAGTCTGGGGTAGCAGCAGGTTTATCAAAGTTCTTCCTCAACACAGAGTTGACAAAACCCTCCATAACATCTGCATTAAGCTTGCTCATATATCAGAATGAACCAGTTTGAAAGAAGAAGCGTTTTTGTTTGAAAGAGTATCTAAAATATAAACGAAAACTAAATAGTCTAAATACAAACCCAAAGGAAGAGTTCCTATCATTAATAGGGTAGAAATTAAATCCATTTTTAATTATCCTTCCACTAGGTCTAATGTAGAACATCTATTTAATCTCAACAGTTTGCACATCAATAGTTTTAGCTTTATCTAAGACAGTAATCTTATGGGAACTAGCAAACTTAGCAAACTCTTCTGACAACCTAAGTAACCTATCATCAATTGTCCGTTCTACTTCTTCTTTAATTGGCTTCTCATCTAGCTTCTGTTGTTTAGCCAATAACTCTGTACTGATCTTTAAGGCTACATGAGCTTTGATAGGTACTTTAATAATTTCACCAGTCCTTTGGTCAAACTGAGCATCACCAAAATCAATACGATCCTCTGTAGCTTTAAGAGCTTTGTTGATGATCCTCTTCATGTTGGAGTCCATCTGCTGAACATCTTCAGTTTTAAGTTGAAGAGCAAACTCCTTAAACCAATCAGCAGTTTTCCAAACTTTTAAAGTCTGGTGGGGTATACCAGTAACAATAGCTGTCTCTGCCATATTGCCAAGCATAAGATATGTACTCACAGCTTCCAGTTTTTGGTTCTGTGTCCATACAGACTTCTTATATCTGCGATCATGAGAGTCTTTTCTACGCATATTACTTAGCCATTTTCTTAAGGGTTTTAGCAAGACGAGCACGTTGTCCCATCTTTCCAGGTTTTTTAGAAGCAGCTTCTAGTTTGGCAGCAGGGATAGTCTCACCCTTCTTAACACCAAGAGATTTATGCAGAGCACCTGGCTTTTTAATAGCACTAGCTATCCAATTTTTAGTAGCCACAAGTTTCTCCAGTAGGGTTAACGATACTTTGAGGTCTTATCTGCAATTTTTTTAGGTTGAGCTACAAATTGCTTACCTTTTTTCTTACCTTCTCGCTTAGCTTTAGTTGTTGCAGCGTATTCAGCAGAGCTTAAAGACTTGATAGCAGCCTCTGGTAGGTAGCGTTCACCTGTTTTAGACGATGGCTTCCCTGATTTGGTACGCCACTTTTGTTCAGTCCAATCTTTTAAGGACTTTTGTGAAGCTTTCATTTCTTCTTCTTGGGTGGTGTATGGGATAACACCTTGCTAGTAGGAGAATGCTTTGCTCCTGTCATCAAAACAGAACCTGATTTGTGTGTTTCACCTTTATACACCTTACCACTGGGTAGATAGTGTGTTTGATTCTTACTCATGATTTATAACCTCCACCTGATGCTTTGTATTTTTTAGCTACAAGCTGTGCTTTACGAGCAGACCACTGCCCAGCAGAAGTACCTTGTGTAGCTGAAGCTTTTACTTGAGCAACTATCCTCTTACGAAGAGTTGACTTAGTGTAATTACCAGCAGCGTTTACTGTAGATTTAGCTTTAGTAGCCATATCAACACTTCCACTTCTTTAAAGACTTATTAATCCGAGAATCTGGATCTTTAGCTTTAGCTGTACCTGTAAGTTTCTTCTTCATTCCTGTCATACGAGCACAGAAAGAATCTTTTCTAGAACCACCTTCAGGTTGCGGAGCTTTAAGTCCAGGTTTACCTGGATTAGCTGCGTTATACGAAGCCCTTCCTTTGGCATTTAAGCCACCAGAAGGACTCTTACCCTCTTTGCGTTGCCAAGCAGGGGATTTAGCCATAAGTTGACCTGCTTATTTATAACCAGACATAGGCTTCTTTTTAGCCTTAGACATCTTGTCTTTCATCATTTTCATCATCTCTTTTTTGTCTTCAGCCTTGCTAGACATCTTAGACATAGCCATTTTTTTAGCTGGCATAGGTTTCTTCATCATCATGATTTTGTCCTTAAGAAAAATAAATATTAGGATGTAAGTACTCGCTCTGCACTAGTGTTCCGCTACGCAGTTCACATAGCATCCGTGCTTTCCTTACGCAGCAGACTATATCACTTCTGTACAACAGAGCAACTGTCACTTACGTGACTCAAGGAAAAATAATTTTATTGAAGCTGAGAGGAGAAAGACAGAGAACTACTGTATAGACATACAGTATTGTGTTCTTTCTGAACTGTGTGTTACCCTTTATATATAACATATAGTTCTTCTATAAAGTAGTGTGCTTATAGCTATAGCTCTTACCCTTTAGGGGTAAGAGTAGTTATATATAGCTATCTATGTTCTTAGTAACATCTACATCAAACAGTAGCTAACAACATCTATAGCTATCCCCCCTTTGTTTATAAATATATAGCAATCGTTACATTGCTTAAGATGTAATTTATATAAATAAATATATTGCCCCCCTACCTACCTACTACTACAGCTACAACCCTGGTAAACAAGCTCTAGCTACACCTCTAATACTGTGTATATGTACAGCTAAATACTTATCCACAGCTTATCCACAGGGTGTCAATGTATGTAATTGATACTGTGTTTATAACCACCCTTTACACATCAATAACTTATCCTTACACACACCAGTGTTAACAAGCATCTCACTTATACACCACTGATGGCTCTACAACGCATTTAAACAGCCCATACTTCAACGATAGATGTTGTTTGATACACACCCCTATGTGAACCTACATCGTGGCTCTATGACGAGCTGGCTAGCCTCCCTTCTCTCCAACTGAGACTTGGTTGGCGTTGGCATAGACCGGCTTCACGTCGGCCCCAGTCATTAGGGTTGTAGGTTATCTCTCCCCCGTCTTGTCGGGGCAGTCCGCAAGCGGCCTGCACTCCGTCGGGGGCTGGGGCATCATTATTTCCCTAATGTCTGTCGGCCTCCTTAAGGGCTACGTGAAAAGATCATGGTATCGCTGACCTCCAAAGTCAAGGGAAAACTGTCTCAGATATCGCTAGTAGCTTTTGTATCTCTCTTCTGCTACTTCCGTTCTTTGTCTGTGGTTGGTTGTTATGCACCCGTAAGCGACATCTACAGTTTTCTAATCCTTGACTATGGAGCCTCCCAGCGATTCCCTGACTTTGCCACGCAGCGCAAAGTGTGTTGTGGGCGAATTAACCTTTGGAGTAAGAAATGCTAGTAACTATTACAACTGATGGGCAACTTGATGGATGTGAGTTTGAA